GATCGGTGGGGATCAATCTATGATCTATATGATCCTAGTGATATGTTTGATAAAGGCTGGTCTGGCTAATGGTTAAAGTTAATTTCCGAACGAGTGATTTTCGTCGTCAGGTAGCGGGGGCGGGTGATCTAATCCTTAAAAACCGCTACTTCGAGAAGAACCCTTTTCTTGATGACGGCGACGGAGCTTCGCTCCTAGCTCGTCCGGGACTTAAGCGTCTAACGTATGTCGGTAGTGGTCCAATCCGGGGTCTAGCCTCTGAGGCTGGTTCCTTCGGTGGTGATTTGTTCATTGCCTCTGGGGCCGAACTCTGGAGAATGGATAACGCCCTAACGAAGACGAACCTCTACTCAGGATTATTCAACCCCGAACGAGGTGTGGTGCGTATGGCAATCACAGCTCAAATTGGTGATACTCCAGAATATATGTTTGCCGCTGATGGCCGCAATCTCTTGTGCTACGTTGCTAACGGATATGCTCAGAACACGCTTACAGGTACTCCCGCTAATAACGATACCGTTACTCTCGATCTTGTGTATTACAAGTTTACGAATGCCTCAGTAGATGCTGGTACTCCCGCAGGAACCTTAGCTAATCCTTGGCTTGTTGCCTTAGGTGCTAATTCTCTGGCTGCTTTTACTAACTTGGCTAATGCAATTAACGCTACAGGAGTAGCGGGAACCGATTACTCGACGTTGCTGGCTAAGAACACGACCATTAAGTCTATCGCCTATACGTCAACTGTGATGTCAGTGCGGTCCACATTGGTCGGAGCTTTGGGTAATGCCTTAGTCTCTACGGAGACAGGTGCCTCGCTTTCGTGGGTAAATGGTGGTACGCTAACTGGCGGCGGTTCACCTAATGTGACACAAGTTCAAATGCCCGACGATGCTGGAGCCATCGACGTTGCTGTTATTAATAGCTATGTTATCGTTATTCCAGTGCAAGCTAACGGCTATCAAGGCCGCTTCTATTGGATACAGCCCGGTGAGACAACAGTCGACCCTCTCGACTTTGCTACCGCTGAACGGTCTCCTGACGGAGTTTATGGCGTACAGGTCTTCGGGGATCAGTTCTGGCTTCCGGGTGAAAGTACGACAGAAGTCTGGTATGTCAACGGCACGACTGATCCAACGGCCTCACCTATGCAGCGTCTTCAAGGCGTTGTATCAGATCGTGGCTCGTGGCAGAACACTGCTAAAGCGATCCATGAAACAATGGTAATCGTTGATGCGGATGGCGGTGTATTTCTCGTACAAGGTGGTTCGCCACAGAGAGTGTCTACTCCCGATATCGAAGAACAAATTCGTGAAGCAATGCAACGACAAAGTAACTATCTCTATTAAGGAGGCTTAAATGGCTCTAGTCCATGCCGATAACTTTTCTATTTACGGCACCAATACTGCCCTGATGCTCAACGGCGTCTATGCCTCCGTTAATCAGGTATCGCTGGACACTGATCCAGATGGCTTATCCCCCGGTAACGTGGTGCACATCAATAGTAATAACCCAGGAGGCGTTCGTTTTATTATGCCTTCGGCTCAGACTACTGTAGGTGTAGCGGCTCGTATCTGGGCACCTAATCTTAACTTTGCGTTTAACGTACGCCCAGCGATTGCATATAGGGACTCTGGTGGTTCTACTACCACTGTTCTCGATTTCGACACTACTGGCCGTATTCGGCTTCGGTCGAATGCTGGCACTATCGCTACTTCGACTAATCCTGTTATTACTGCTAATGGTTGGTATCACATTGAGGCTAAGATCGTATGTGGTGCAGGAGCTACCGACTCCTATGAGGTTCGGGTCGAGGGCATTACAGTGATGTCTGTCTCAGCAGTAAATCTCCAGATTGACTCGGTCTATCAGGTAGAAGTAGGTAATCCTAACTTCTCTGGTAACGACGGATCAGCAACGGACGTCTACTGGAAGGATTTGGTAATCTGGGATGGAACAGGTACGTATAACAACGATTTCCTAGGCTCAGTCCTTGTCACTAACTTGATGCCAACTAGCGACATCTCGCTTAACTGGACACCCTCAACTGGCACGGTTGGGTGGAGTATTTTGGATAATATTCCTCCTGTAGATACTACCTATCTATCGGCTCCCTATAACGCTGGCGGTCCTCCGTTCTTTCCGAACCCCTATGTGGCCACTCTATCTGATCTCCCGATCACCGCTACTAGCGTCAAAGGTGTAATTACGTTTGTACGTGCCGCTAAGTCAGACGGAGGTGATGGTAATCTCCAAGTTGGGATTATCTCTGATCCTACGGGAACTCCAACCACGGCGTTGGGGGCAGATCGACCAATCACTGTTGCTCAGACTTACTGGCGAGACGTGTTTGAAGTTGACCCAGACACGGCTGCTCCGTGGCTTCCGGCTGCGGTCAATGCTGCTAGGCTACAACTTAACAGAACTGTATAATATAAGGATGGCTAAATGGTTACTGCTGCTAGAATAGATGCGCCACAAGCCGGTATTTTTCTTGTCGGTAATCAAAAGGCAGTAAGTCTAAAAGTCCCTGAACTTGCGGCAATTACAATCTATAATAAACCTACGGCAAATATTCGTGTTACTTATGGTGCAGAGAATATCGTCTATCGGCGTATTGCTCAGAATATACCTACAACGCAGGCTCAAGTTCTTGCTGTAGTTCGGGGTACTATTGATAATCCGAAGTTAGCATCATGGGCATTTACTCTTGATGGCCACGATATCTGGGTTCTTAAGCTTGGTACTGATATGAAGACACTGGTTTTCGACATTAGTACAGGTCAGTGGGCTTGGTGGTCTTCCCCGACTACCGATCACTGGCGATTGAACACAGGCTTTAATTGGAAATCTTCCGGTAATTTGCCATTTCAATATGGGAGTAATGTTATTGTCGGTGACGACAGCTATGGTGTTCTCTGGGTTCTCAATCCAGATCAAGGCGTCGATGATGATATTCTAACTACGTCTCAGAGTACGTTCCCTCGTATTGCGACGGGACAGATGACTGCAAGAGATAGACAATATACTCCTATCTATTCTGTAGCTCTTACAGCTTCTCTAGGAGAACCAGCAGTTACTCCAAACAGTGTAACTCTCCGCTACTCTGATGATCAAGGGCGTACATTTATCGTAGCTGATGACGTGAAAACCGTTATTACTGGTGACTACTATCAAGACTTTGAGTGGAGATCACTCGGAGTTCTCACCTCTCCCGGTAGGTTGTTCCAGATCGAGGATGATGGTGCCTTCGCCCGAATTGATGGACTTGATGTTAACTTTATGCAAGGTAATTAAACTATGGTAGGCATACTACAGCCGCTTGGTAAGCAGTTCGCTATTATCAATCCTGATGGTACGCCTACCGAGTATTTCATTCGTTGGGCACAACAGCGTCAGATTGACATCGGAACTAGTATTACGCTAGAAGAAGCTCAAGCTCTGATCGACGCTTGGGCCGCAGCACGAGACATCAATGCGGGTGTTGCTCTTAATGGTGGTGGTACTCTTGCTGCTGATGTAACTATCGACCATGCAGATACAGCAGTTACTCCCGGAACCTATGGTGATGCAACACACGTACCACAGGTAACAGTCGATCAACAGGGTCACATTACAGGAGTAACAAACGTAGCTATCTCTGGGGGAAGTGGGGGTAACTGGTGGTTCTCCCCCCCTACTGCTGCCTCGTTTTCTCTGCAAAGTGGGGATGCAACTAATGTCACGTTAACAGATGACGGGAATGTGGGGCTAATACTTAAAGGCGGTACGCCTGTTAGTGGCGATATAACACGAATGGCGTATCGTACTCTAACTACTAAAACCTTAGATTGGGATTTTATTATCCGGCTCGATTGGTTCATGGACCCAGCAAACTTCGGATCTTTAGGTATTCGTCTACATGACTCAGTAGGAGGTAAGGTCTTAGCATACGGCTTTCGTAATGGCGACAATAACCAATTGAATAGGACCTACGTAAATGCTTTAACTGGTGGATTTTTTAGTGAGGTACTAGCCTCTATGCGAGGTTATATCCAATGGTTAAGGATTGCTCGTGTTGGTGCAAATTTTACATTCTACCTATCTGCGGACGGGAAGAATTGGCATACTTGGAGAACTGATGCAGTAACAGCTTTTTTGGCGAATGCCCCAGATCGGATTGGCATCGGTGTCTCGTATAATCGGTCTGGCTCTTTTGATACGCTAGAATATTCTGTGCCATATTTCTCGCTAACAGGGCCAGCAGTATGATAACTAGGACTCGATCGCAGAAACTGGTATCTGCTGCCACGGCTCAATACGCCGATGAAATTGATGGCTTTGATCCTGAGGAGTGGCTCGCTAGTGACGATAACGTAGCTTTAGCTAACGGCAACAATGTTGCTCTCTTCGAACGAGAGATGCCCGGAGTCGTTACTGGTCACTATTTCTTCTTCTGTAGGGGACGAGAAGCAATCGAACTATCAAAACAAATGCTTAACGAGATATTCACAGGTCCTTATAACGTCCAAGTAATCAGGGGCTTAACCCCATTGGATAATAAAGGTGCACTGTGGATATCTCGTAAAGTAGGGTTCAAGCCATATGGCGATATTAAAACACACGTCGGTCTTTGCCGACTATTCATCTTAACGAAACAAGAATGGGAGCAGTTGAATGGGTAAAATCTTTGGAGGCTCTAAGTCCAAGCAGACTAGCTCCAACCAAGCCTATGGCACTATCAACAACGCTGTTCAACCGGCTCTTGGTAATATCGCCCAAGGCTCTAACGCCTTAAATGCGTTCCTCTCTGGGGATACGTCAGGCTTTAATACTTACAAGAACATGGCTGGCTATGACGCTATGGCCGAGAGTGGCTCTCGTGGTATCACGGGGAATGCTGCTGCATCTGGCCTGCTTCGTAGCGGCTCGACTGGAAAAGCACTACAGTCTTTCGGCAGTAATCTCAACCAGCAGTTCGCAGACAACTACTTCCAGAAGCTCCTTGGTCAGACCGGACTTGGTCTCCAAGCTGGTAATCTGCTGGCAGGAGCTGGTCAAACTAGCACGTCCAAGAGTAAGAGCAAGCCGGGTCTCGGCGGGTTCGTAGGGACGGCGCTGACAGGAGGAGCACTATAATATGGCAGGACTCCTGAGTCTCATTGGGAACATGGTAGGGGTTCATACTCCGCAGCCTCCCCAAGATGACACTATCACTGTAACGGCTGCAAGGAACCAAGATAAAGGACAAGCTCCATTGCAAGCATTGGTCCCTAACCCCAAACTTGCTACCCAGCAGCAGCTCGATGCGTCTCAACCTTTGGCTAATCTTCCTGAGCACAAAGGCAGACTCTTTGGCGCTAAAGGCACTCTTCGCGACGTGCTTGGTACTTTGGGTGATGCTTTCCTTGTACAGTCTGGTAACAAAGCAGTCTATAGCCCACAGCGTCATCAAGAGCAAGTCTCTGATGCGTTGACTGGGTATTCGGATAATCCGCTTGATGCTATCAAACGATTGAATGCAATTGATCCTGAGTACGCTCAGCAACTCTATCAGAACTGGCAAGCCAATAATATTGCTTTTGATAAGATTGATGCTACGAAAGCAGCGGCAGCGGCGACAGCAGGCAATCACAAGGCGACAGTAATCAATCAGTTTGGTACTCGTCTTGGGCAGATGCTTAACGGAGCTAAGACGCCTCAGCAGCGGGCAGCTATCATGGCTATTGCTGGAAAACAGGCTTCGTCGATGGGCATTAGCTTAGACGATCTCGGCGTTGGCGAAGACGATCTAACTCCTGAGGAACAGGCCGCGTTTGTTAACGGAGCTACTACTGTTAATCAGCAGAACAATCTTCCGATTGCTCAGCAGAATGCAGATACTCGGCGTATCAGTGCTACTAAACCTCCGGCTCCTAAGAACCCTCCGCGTAGAGGATATACGGATGTAGAGGCAGAAGCGTTCGATACTCCCGCAGATAAGCGTACGCCTGAGCAGCAGGCAATAGTAAAGGCCCGCCTTGAGAGAGGTCGTGGTCGTGGCTCTGGCAGAAGCTCTGGTAATAGAAGCTCAGTTAGCGCCCCTCCGTCAACAAGTGGTTGGACAGTAACTCGTCATTAAACGTACAAGGATAACTAATGGCTAAGTATTCGATTAAAGGACCGGACGGCAGCAGCTACGACATCGAGGGACCGGATGGTGCTTCGGATGAAGATGTCATCAATGCTGTCTTGTCCTCGGATGCCTACAAGAGTTCTCCGGGTACGCAAAAGAACTTGCAATCGGAGCAGGCTAGAAATCCTGATATTATTGTACCGGGTCAGACTAATCCCACTCCTGCACAACGACAGGCGATAAAGCCTAAATCTATATGGCAACAGCGTCTTGAGGAAGCTCAAGGAGTTCGTCCGGGCCTTGATCCTGAGAACGAGTTCGGCGGTCCTCGTGTCTTTGATAACGGTATTTCCAATCCTCTTAGTACTGTTCGAGATATTGCTGATCTTGGTGCTAGGGGTATGGAATACCTTGCTGCTGGTACGAACACTGGTCTCGATTATCTGGACGAAGCTTCACGGCGTACGGGACTAGCGGATGCTCTATCTGTAGATGGTAATAAATTCCTTCCCGGCTCCGCTATTGGTGCGCTTATGGAAGCGTTTCCCCTTGGTGGTGCCGAGGTGGGTTTGGCTAATCCTGCTGGTGCTGCTGTTAATAAACTGTCTCCTACTAAGGAAGCAGAATACATTAACGTCGCCCGTACTGGTACTGTTGATGACATTGCTAACTTCCTAGCACAAGAAGGACACCCTTCTGATCGTGCAGTTCTCGAACAGTTCGTTAAGGATCGTGAGAAAGCTGGTGGTCAAGTTGGTGACACCGTTCGTTACGAACAACAGCAGCTACCACTTGAAGAACAGCAGAAGCTGAACTTCAACGCTCCTACTCCTGAACAGGCAATGGAAGCAAAGCTTCGTGGAGAGGCAGAACAGTTCCAAGCTAACAAGCCTCAGGACACTGTTCCTGATGTACGACAGAGGGAACTCCCCCTAGATAAGCCTGCCCAACAGCAGAGTTTTGACTTTGGTGAAACTGCTCCCAAGCAGAAGGCCGTAGCTCCTCGTGATGCTACCCCAGAGACTGTTTCTCCTGAGGTGACTAGTGGTGTAGATCACATTAATGAGATCACTAAGGATTGGAGCAATGCCCCAAGTATTGAAGTCTTTGATAACTTCAAGTCGCTTAAGGATGTTGATCCTGATGCTATTGGTGTTACTCGTCCTGATGGGTCGGTGGCCATCAACATGGAGAACGTACTCGCCGAAGCGGAAGCTTCTGGGGTTTCTCCTAAGGATGTCCTTTCAGCCGTAACTTTCCATGAGAGTCTTGGCCACTACGGTCTTACTCAAAGATTTGGTGAACACCTTGATGGGTTCCTTGAAGGCCTCTATCGCAATTCGGACAAGTTCCAGTCTGACGTTAAGAAATGGATGAATGATAATCCCGATGCTTACGCGGATGATTTCAATCCTATTGCTCGTGCGTCAGAAGAAGTTCTTGCTGAGATGTCTGAGAAGGGGCGTATCTCTCCGACGACGATGAACCGTATCCGTAATTGGGTTAAGGGTCTTGGTCGTGAGATGGGGTTGCAGCTCAAGTATTCTGATCGTGAGATCAAGAGTATCCTTAGCATGGCTCACGATGCTGTCGTAAAAGGCAATGGTCGTGACGTAGCCCTGAATGGTTTCCGGTATAGAACCGGGCCTGTTAATCCGACGACTTATCATGAGTCCGAAGGTAGGGCTATGATGGAGTATGCTCAGGCTCATCAGATGCGGCCTTCTGAGGTTCTCACCAAATACGAGAGCGGCGATGTAAACTTTAAGAACGAGATTGATACTCGTATTAAAGAACTCGAAGCTATCGAACGTGCTAGAGAAGCCAGCAAAGGTAACAGGTACAAGACTCGTACAGATAAGACCGGACAGTTCCGGGAGACTCGTAGGCTAGACGATGGAACTATCTTCCTAGAATACCAGCCTTCTCTAAAGAGTTCTCCAATACCAATTAAAATGGCTATAGATAATGGCGTAGCTGAAATAGCTATAGACCAGTTCTCCACTCAAGCCAATCGTCTCGGCATCTCAAAAGTTAGGGATGCCATGACTGCGCTTGCTGATATGTATCCAGAGATTGAACGCTTTGGAGGATATCGGCGTAGTGGTGCGGGCAAGGGTCGGGTCCAAGAAATAGCCGTCCCTGAACGTAAACTCATTGAGAGCGTTAATCGTTACATGAAACGGCGTACAGTGGGTAAAGGCTCAGAAGGCATGGCGCGTGGGTCTGGTATAAATCCAGAAGACGCGGGTACGCTTTCTAAGTTCCGCTCTGAACGTCCTGTCGAAGACATTCTTAAAGAGGTTGCACCTGAGAAAGAAAGTCAGTCGTGGGATCAGTGGATCGACGAAGCCGGTAAGATTAAGATGACGGGTAAGATAGCCCAGAACTTAGCTATCGGCGCAGAAGTTCCTGAGCTTAAAGCGGCTGAGCGTTTTCTACTTGAGTCCTCTAACCGTATCTTTGATCTGTCAAGGAAGGTTAGTGAAGGACGAGCCTCGGAGCGTGATACCTATCTTCTTGGACAAGAGATTGAACGGGCACGTAATGTCTCTCGTTCTATTCAAGATGTAGTGTCTAATGCTGGTCGTATCCTTAATTCGCGAAACATCGAAGTTGCTTCTGACAGAGCATTATCGGATAACATCCGTAACATGCTACGTAACTTGGACAACGCTGACTTGTCAGATGTTAAGACTGTGCAGGATGCTGCAAAGAAACTGGCGCAAGGCACAGAACGCGACAAGAAACTAAGCATGGCGCTTGATGTCTGGACTAATGCTGTCAACTTTCCTCGTGCGATCATGTCATCGATGGACTTGTCGGCTCCGCTCAGACAGGGCGTGTTCCTTATTGGACGGAAGGAGTTCTGGAAAGGCATTCCTTCGATGTTCAAACAGTTCGGGGATAAAGAAGCGTTTGCTGCTGTTAAGGCAGAAATCGAGTCTCGTCCCACGTACAAATTAATGGAACGGGCCGGGTTGGATATTTCAGGCATAGGCCGAGAACTGTCCAAGCGTGAGGAAAACTTCATGTCCAATTGGGCAGAGAAGGTCCCCTTAGTTGAACGCTCTGAGAAGGCGTATACAGGCTTCTTGAATAAGCTGCGAGCAGACGTCTTTGATGATCTGGTACGACAGTACAGTGAAGCTGGTATTGATCTTAAGCGTAATGATAAAGCCCTGCACGATGTGGCTTGGTTTGTCAATAATGCTACAGGTCGTGGTAATCTGGGTAAATGGACTCAGGCTGCCAGCCGTCTGAACACTGTCTTCTTCTCGCCTCGTTTGATTGCGAGTCGTGTACAGTTGCTTAATCCGGCATACTATGCAAAGCTTGATCCTATCGTAAGACGTAATGCTCTTAAGTCCTTGGCCTCGTTTGGAGGTATTGCTACGTCTGTAGCGTTACTTGCTAAGATGATGGGAGCTGAGGTAGAAGCTGATCCTCGTAGTTCTGACTTCGCTAAGATCAAGGTTGACAATACTCGCTATGATATCCTAGGTGGCTTTGGCCAATATCTTACGCTTGGTGCCCGCTTGGCTACCAATCAAAAGAAGGATATTAAGGGTGAGGTTGTTGAACTCGGTAGGAAGTATGGGTCTGACACTAGACTTGATGTTCTACTTAAGTTTGGTATCAACAAGGAAAGTCCGGTAGCATCTTTCGTTACTGACTATCTCCGTGGTAAGAATGCTATTGGCGAACCTTTCGAGGCCCGCAAAGCAGCAGTCGAACGTATGATCCCATTGTTCTTACAGGATGCTACGGACCTTATCAAAGACCAAGGAGCTAAAGGTGTTCCAATGTCTTTACCGGGATTGTTCGGTATTGGTATGAATACTTACGATGTCGATTTAGGTTATGATGCCTTTGGTCGTGACATTAAATCTCTTCTCAAAGAAGGTAAAGAGGAGTCTGATCCAGTTATACTGGAAGTACAGCGTCTCAATACCGACGAAGAGACGTCAGTTCTGGCAGCCGCCCCTAAGAGCTTTAAGCTCGATGGAGTTAAGCACGAACTGACTGATGAGCAGCACAATGAGTGGCAACAGGTAATGGGTAAATACACCCATGAGTATCTTGCCGAAGATATGAAGTCTCAGGATTACATTAATGGTTCTGACGCTGATAAGATCGAGATCATTAAAGAAGCTCATCGTGATGCCTATGAAGACACTAAGGCTGATATGATTGATCGACTTGGCCTAAACAATGAGGGTGAATGATGAGTACGATGGAGGAGAGAATTGCTGTGTTAGAAGCTAAGGTAGAACACCTCTATGCAGGATTTACTAAACACGCGGAAAACACACGAGCCGAAGCTCAATCACTCGAAGCTAAACTAGACGACCTCCTAGCTCTTAAGAATAAGGGCATGGGGGCCGTCTGGCTAGTCACTGCCTTAGTAGGTAGTGGTATCATCGGAGTCATCAGTACCCTAATACAGTGGATAAAGAATTAATGGACTACTTAGACCAATCCCTTGACTGGCTCCTTGAAGAAGAAGGGGGTTGGTCTAATCATCCATCCGATAGAGGTGGCGCTACAATGTACGGGATAACTCAATCGACTTACAACGCATGGCGTAAGAAGAAGGGACGTCCCGCTCAATCCGTAAGGCTTGTATCCAAAGAAGAAGCGAAAGAACTCTACAACGAAGAGTATTGGAAAGCAGCTTCATGCGATAAACTCCCGTGGCCTATTAACTATCTGACGTTTGATGCTGCTGTCAACTCTGGGGTGAAGCGAGCGAAGCAGTGGTTGCAGACTGGTTTACATTGTCAGCCGGACGGCATTGTGGGCCAAGCCACCATTCAGGCGGCAGAACAGGCCGTGGCGACGGGTAATACATCTGCGCTATTAGGTATTGTAGATGCTCGAACTGTTTTCTTAGCTCGGCTAGTTCAGTCTCAACCTTCGCAAGCCGCATTTCTGCTGGGCTGGTGGAGACGGACGGAGCGGCTACTTGTACGAGCGCTTCTGGAAGGAGTGTCATAATGGGTATTCCTATAATTGGTGATGCGATTAACGCAGTTAAAGACCTTCTCTCGGAGGTCGTAGTAGATAAAGATAAGCGAGACCAAGTAAACCTCGAACTGACAAGGATACAAGACCAAGCTCAAGCGCGGCTTGATGCACAGATACAGGCTCAGATTGAGGTGAATAAAGTAGAGGCGCAGTCTGACTCCGTCTTTGTCGCTGGTTGGCGACCGGCAATTGGTTGGGTGGGTGCTGCTGCTCTAGCCTACTCATTTATTATTGGTCCTTTTCTAGGCATCTGGTTCAAAGTACCAGACCTACAGTATGACTCTTTGTTACAGATCGTTCTAGCTATGCTAGGCGTCAGTGGTATGAAGACGTACGAACGGGTGAAAGGTGTCAGCCCTTACACCAATAAGACGGTGCCTACAGCTCAGGCTCCTACGGTTCCAGTAGCCGAAGAGAAACCTAAAGAAAAGCCTAAGACGCCAGCACGAGCGCCTTGGCAGAAGATATAAAAAAAGCCCCCTTGGATTTCTCCTTGGGGGCTTTTTTGTTAGTCCGCTAAGACTTACGGCACTTCACAATTGTTACCAGTACATGCTAACTCTTGTGAACCTGTTGTGTTATCCTCGGCTTCATAGAAACGCATATCGTTCCAATCTACCTCAGGTAACGGATGTTCTTTTATCCACGCTTCGTACGCTTCTTTGCTAACCTCTTGGTAAGGGGCTTGCTTATAACTACCTCCGTCATACGGGAGGAAGGAGACTCCAGAAAGACTATCGAAATTGCGATACACCCAAGCTCCAACATCCAGCCACTCATGATCTTGGACGTTGATAGTAGCAGAGGGTTTATGTTCGCACCAATTGTCTTGGAGGTGTTTCCAAAGTTCAAGCGCACTAATCGCATCGAGTGTCTCCCTAGTTACGGAGTCTTTGGGGGCAGCGATGGGAAAGAAGAAAACAGACGTCGTAGCCTCAGCCATAACATCCGGCTCCCAATATACTCCAGCATCTTTGAGAAAGACAGTAAGAGGGTCCTTATTGTCCGACCGAACAGCTCGGATGTAATAAGGGCTATGCCGAGCATGGAGACCAGAAGCACTATTAACAAGCTGGCTGACAGTGCCACTAGGTTTAACACAGGTAGTAGCAGCAGACGGGTTAATTCCCAACTTAGCTGCCCACTCGGCATTTGTTTGAATGACGATTTCCCGTAGGTTCGCAAGTGTTTCAGCACTGCTAACCAAGCTGAGGTTGTCGCAAACACCTGTGAGGCTAACGCCCAATAGTCTTTCTTCATTACACGTATCACGCCATATTTTCCTTAGGTATCTAAAGTCTGTAAAAGTCGATTGGATAGTACCAAGGATTGCAGCGACTCTAGCTTTGCGCGCAAGGCTATCGAAATCGTCATTTGATCTGACAACAATCTCAGTAAGGTTACAGAATTGGAAGGGCCGAAGGATGATTTCAGAACAGGGGTTAGTGCCGAAATCATAAGAATTGTCTCGTCGTCCGCTGCGTCCAGCAATTGCTTGACACGCATAGCGTGAGAAAAACCCTGGCTCACCTGATTTACTATCATACAAATCCTTCCACTTATCCATAAAGAAACCGATATCGGGCCGTCGGTTCTCGTAGACTGCCGAGTTATTCGCAAGCCTACGATGACCCGTACTCTCCCACCATGCCCCGTGCTTCGCTTTATTCATCCGGTCATCGGTACAGTCAAACAACGAGATCATCGCAGAACGACGGACACCACCAACAACAACAATATCAGCGATCTTACACATGAGATCATGGCACTCAAGAGAGGTCAGCCTGCGTCCTGCGGCCCCTTTAAAGAGGCTACAAGCGAACTCAAAAAGGTCGACCAAAGGTTCGGGTCCAGAAGCACGGCCTCCAAAAGTTCTAAGTCTTGCGCCTTTATTCCGCACTCGACTAACATCCCATCTTGGGAGTTGACCTGCAATAAGTAAGGATACAAGCTCTCTAAAGCTTTTTGCCCATCCTTCTTTACTATCTGCAACAGTAATGATCGTATCGGTGGGTTCAAATTGCTCGCTAATTCGGGGGAGTTGATCAATGTATTTACTTTCTACAGAATAGCCTACCCCTGTCCCATTTAGAAGTATCAGCATTGCTTCATCGAAACTACGCGGGCTGTCTACAGGAAGGTAGGCACAATTATAACTACATACGTCATTTTTATCTAGGGCCGGACCAGCAGTCATAAGCGATCTCATGCTAGGCATTACTTCTAGATTATGGATAGCTGCGTACAGCTCTAGAGAGGTAGCATCATCTAACGCTACTCTTTTCCGATAATACTCAATCAACCGCTGAACTGTTTCAAACCAATATTCTCTCCGTTCATCCCCTTCTCGCCACCTAGAGTAACGTGAATAAAAAATGAACTTTTCATAGAGGGATGGAAACGGATCAGGTAGTTCTGGGTACTGGATCAAATTGATTGTCCTCCAAGGTTTTAATTCGGTGACAATTGGCACAGAGTATCTGACACTTCCGTATCTCAGCAAAGAGAGATTTCAGTGTTGCCGCAGCCAATCTATGGGAGATATTAAACTTCTTCGTTGTAGGGTTTAAGTGATCGAAATCTAAGGCAACCCCGTGCTGGTTATACCCGCACTTATCGCACCCTCTATACTCTTTATAAAGATTAAGTAAGTGCCTTCGTCGTAAGTATCTCGCTTTCCCTGTTGTGTAGTATTTGTCTTTTCGTTCTTGGGCTAGTCGCTCTTTGTGTAGCTCTCTCCATGCCCTGCCATACTCTGGTGTACCGTAAGGTACGCCTGTTACTGAGCCTTTACCTCTCCACATTAGTTGATGACGGCAACCCCAGCCTCCTTTGCTTCCTCCGGTACATTAGCGGGTTGCAAAGGCCACTCATAAGCAAGGGGGGTAGAAAGGACGGCTTTATCACCACACCTAATAACCATAACTTGATGAGTGACTAGTCCGCTTTCTTTGTCTTGTACTAGATCAGTTGTAATATCAATACGATTGAAGAAAGTACAGAAAGCGCTAAGGACTTCCTCATCTTCTCCCGTCGCAATAAACTCTATAAGCTTACTATCAAATTTCTTACCCAATGGTTTCTCCTATTTGTTATTATTGTTATACAGGAAGAGATCAGTCTTTATTCGTAGATGATCTGATACTCGGGGTAATGCTTCTTCATAGCTACAGCAACTGCATGTTCTCCACGGGCACCCGGAGACTGTTCCCAGCCCGGAAGCATGTAGATTGCATCCGACTGAATTACCTTGTCGATATCCCACAGATAGACTTCACGAAAGTTAAAGCCTTGAGTAGCGGCGAGAGCAGCATCACCTGTGACCATACTCTCTTCGGAAAGAGTCTCACTCTCCTTCTCTGCTGGATTAAATACCGTCCAACCTTTACGACGAAGGACATAGGCTGCAGTGTTGAATGCCGGAAAGTTGAAATTCTCGTAACCAGACATCGGGCCTGCGATATAAATCTTAGCCATACACATCTCCATTCTCTTCTATTTTCTTGTCCTCATAAGGTGCTACCATTCGACGATATAGTTCTAACTTACAGCACTCAAGAGCACCAATGGCGTCGTTAAATGTCTGATACGACTTGCCCCTAACATCAAAGAAATCATTAATGTGTCGAGTAAAAATAAAGTTCAGCTCGCCTGCATTCGCAGGAAGAGCGCCTTCTTCAAGTAGCTCATATCGTTGATGCTGTTTAATGTATGGCAATCTCTCGCTCCTTCAACAAAAGTTCTAACCTCGCGAGGCTATTCCACGCTGCGTGGGCAGCATGTAGAAGTCCACTATCAGGGTCCAGAATTTCTCCTTGTCCTTCATAGGCAAGGTGTCGTACCATTGCATCAGAGTAGCGGTTAAATCCGTCGGGGACAGACTCCCATCCTTTCCAAGCGTATTTACTAGCTCCGAAAGCGGAGACTGAGGCAACAGCGCCAATTGCCCTAGGGAAGTAAGAAACTGCCCCCCGATATATTGGAGCCTTTCCTCCGTCATACTTGATCGCACCTGAGCTAATTTGTGACGGATCGTCATTCGTATATTCCTCAACCTTATTGTTCATCGTGAAACTCCTCGGCCTCTTGGCCCAGCCAGAAGTAGTATAATTGTTTATCGGCCATAGGTCATTATCTCCTCTAGGAAATCACGCTTTTCTGCAATCTCATCAGTCAGTGCGTCGATTAAATCTGCTGTTGAAATATCGAGGAGTTCCGCCAACTCGTACCCCTCGAAACGATCTATCAATTTATTACGGAACTCCTCGTCCATCTCTCAGTCCTCTATATCTGCGAGAGCATCATCATACCACTCCCAATTATCTACCCCTGCTGCATAGAGAGCACCAAGAATACGAGACTCTCGCTCTAGTTCTTCTAAATATTCCTTAGAAATTGTTACTGTTTCTTCGGACATTACTTCACCTTCGTTCGTGTGAGATAGGTTATAGCCTGACGAAGAACACCTTTCGAGTCTTTCAGTAATCCGATACCTCTATTGCACGAAGCACATAAGAGACCTCGGATTTCATTACTCGTATGGCAATGATCTACCACAAGCTTTTCTTTAGAGTGGCATATCGCACACCTACCGTCCTGCTGTAGAACCATCTCTTCAAACTGCTCTATCGTTATGCCATACTTCTGTTTAAGATTTCGACGACGATATATTACAGCAGCTTTTTCAGGGTTAGCTTTTCTCCATTCTTTATTCTTAATCGTATTGCGTTCACTATTGGCCCGACGTCTTGCATTGATAGCCTCCCTATTCTTCTCAGCAGATTTTCTAGCTATCTCACGTGAACGCTCTTTATTGGCTTCGTACCACTTCTTACTGCCTGCCATCAGACTTTGGAGCGAGCCCCCTCCTGCCAAGCCCCGCACGATTGACACTGGACCCGTTGGATGCGATAATGCTTTGTCCGTCGATAACCGCGACTTTGTACGTGGTTGGAACCGCAAGCACCGCACTCTTTCTTAGTTGCTCCCATGTGTGGATGGTTCTTGATAAATGGTCGGACACGTTGGTAGAGCTTCTCAAGAAGTCGGACATCTTGGATACAGTACCGACGCATCTTCGCTTTCGCCGTCTCTTTGCCATTCATTACATCCTTCCAAAGGTTGAACCCTTCGTGTTTTACTTTACCGCCTACCGAGAGAAGAGGGCCAATATAGGCCAGACGGTTCATTACGAACCCCATCTTCTTCACAGTCTTCAAGACATCAATAGATGTAACAGGAGGGGGTGGCGTCAAACCGGCTAGAAGGATTTCGCCCAAAATCTTCGGTAGATCATAACGATCACCATTATAGGTAACGACAGCATCCGCTTCGTTCAGAAGATCAAGAGCAGCTTGAGCCATCCCCTCTCTACCATCTTCCCACTCGGAGAAGAATAGAAAGTCTTTAGAGCCTGACCACTTAGCGCAGAAACAGAGCATACCTCCGTGGTCAATTAATTGATCGGGCGAGATGTTCTCATCCCACATCCTCCAGACATAAGCAGTCGCAGGCTTCCACTCAATATCCAGCAGGAGGATTTTCTCATCATGTTTGTTCGTCATTATCTTTATTTTCTCCGAACGTGTGTACACAGTAGCTTGCTATCTGCTGCTCCATGCGGTTGATACTACGAGGGGACCTACCCTCAAACCACTCCTCGTCCTCAAGCTCTTCAAAGACAGCAGCGACGATCTCAAGGATCGTTTTCTCTTGCATTGTCCACCACTCCTTATCTCGACCAAAGCCGATAGGTTCTGTTAAGGTTTCTAGGATAGGAATACGATCTTCACTATCGCTACGACCAAGACCATCCCCTTGTCCTACAACTAAGTCTGGTTCGTAATCCCAATCATCGTAGTCATCCATACCACCATTCCTCAGGAATGGTTTCCCCCTCTGCCCAAGGAAATCCGTGCTTCTCGGCCCATTGCCAATACATTAATGAATTGGGTGATTTAGTGAGTCGATTGTTAGCTCGCTGGAAAAGCATTCTAATGTCGAGCTTCGGATTTTGTTTCTTAACCGCGAGCATCTTTGCTCTAGCTCGTGCGTCGAAGTACCCTTTACATTCAACAAAAATGTCTCCCGGTAGCCGGAGATCGGGGATATACCGGGAAGATGTAGTGTAAGTGATAACGGGAGTTTGTGGTTCATAATCCACGAACCCTCGTTGGTTATCAGCGATGTTCTCATATATTCGCTTCTCATACCCTGATCGAAACTTGTGCTTAACTATCTTCGGCATCAGTTACCATCCCCATTTCCTTCGCCACTTCCGGGACATCCGGCTCACGAACAACTTTTGTAAGAAACCTTGGGCCGGTCGAATACAGAAAAGTACGAAGACCGGGATGACAACGATACTTATGGCGGCAATAAGAGCAGCCAATACCCAGCTTGAGATTACCAGACTTCCCATCAGGGACCGGCTCATAACATAATTCAGGAGGCGTTTCACTGGTAATAACTTCCTTGAGGTGAGAGATACGCTCGGCTGGCGGATAGTGCTTAATGACCATATCGCTTAGGGGTGATATGCAAATGTCACCGTGCACTTTATCGTTGGCCAGCCAAGCAGCAGGCTTACCCGGTGTTAGAACCGAAGCATAGCCTGCAAGCTGGGCGACATAACCAAAGGGGTCTTCTTCGGTTACTCGTTGTTCGGCAAACTTTTTGTATCCGAAAGGAGACGCTGACTTGACGTCCACAACTGTTCCATCAATGATCGCGTCAATGTGGCCCTTGACACCGTCGACTTCAACTTGTTCTTGGTGATTGGTGACTTCATGTCCAGCCTCCTTAGCTAGGAACAATAACAGTTGTTCAAGGATGTCCCCGTACAGGAATTTGTACAGCGTTTTCGGTGACATCTTTTCTGTGAGGGCGGGGTCTGGGTGTGCATCGAACCAGACTTGTCGGTCTGGGCGACCCATAGAGGAAAACCGAAGGGCGTAATCAACATTAGGCCGGGCTTTGAACCTGTCCCGCAGGACTTGTTTGAGATTTTCTGCGAACTCATTGAGGTTATCCTCATTAATTATGTGATCTTCTTTCTCGTTAAAAAGGGCGAAGATATCTTTAGGGAGGTCTTTTAGATCAGGCACGGTCATTGTCCTCCGGGTACACGATCTCAATATCGAGAATTTCTGGTTCGGTAGGTTCACGATGCGTAACGTAACAATAAGGAACATCGGGCACATTGTGTGCACGAGGAAACTTTTCAAGGACACGAGCGGCTTTGTTAATTGCCTCTCCCTCACTACTTGCTATGACGTTAAGTTCGATCCTCTCCCTTGCCGTACGGACGACGGTAGCTACGAGCGGGAAAAGTGCTGCCAAGGTTATCTCCTTGTGTTATGGTTGTGTGTGGGCGTTTTGTCCTCTAACCTACGGTTGTATCCCGTCTGCCGAACAGACCATTCTTACTGTGGGTAGCCCACTCATCCACAGATCAGCCGGGTATGGGCACTCAGAGGATATCTGAACCAATACCACCCGGTCTACCTGTGAAACTTGGCGGCCCGTTTCCTCGGCATCTTTAAGGACAATGGACGTCCACCGGGCGATACACACATCCAGCACGGGCCAACACTGGAGCGGACTATGGCCCCACAGCACACCTTTAGGGTGATATGTGGGGTAAGTTATTAAGTCACAGCAAAGCTATAGACATTAGAACGGAACCTCATCATCAAGGTCTTCGTCCAATTCAGCCAACGGCTTAGCCTTAGCTTTGGTCTTGGCCTTAGGAGTATCCTCATCATCCATACCGGCAAATTCATCCTTGTGAAACTCGACATGATCGAGAACTCGGATAGCCTTAACCCAGATGGACTTCTTCTTCCCTCGTCCCCAATCTGCAATCGTTAGCTTCACAGCGACACGAGAGCCATTACCAATGAGACTGCCGTCCCACGGCTTACCGTCCTTGTCTTCGATGATAATGGGATCGTTAGCTTCGCCTTTACTGTCTAGCTCAGGCTTCTTCAAGCGCAGGAAGTCGCCAGAGATCGGCTCCTTAGCTTCCTTAAGTCGGTCCAGTAGTCCGTGCTTCTTAAGAAAGTCCGTAGTATCTGGAACGAAATCAACCGTCCATTCTCGGCCATCCTTCTCATAGTTAAGAACGGGCTTACCTACAATCTTCGCCCAAAAGACATAGCCTTTGACGAACTCAGTTGCAAAATCTGGCATACTTTTATGCTCTCTTTCTTTCTATAACATTTTCTAATTAACAAGAGGAGGTGTTCGAGTTCCTTTATATGTGTGTGAACTACGTCTCTTTACCCCTACCCTATAACTTATTATACCATGATTTAAGACTGGTGTCAAGTCTTAAATTTCAAAGGAACTTCTATCCCAAAAAAAGTTCTGTAGGTTACGTTATCAGTGGGTTTCCGCCCATGTCCTGCCTTGCTTGGCTTCTCCATCAAGAGGGACGTTGAGTTGAAGCAATTCGCCAGCTCGTCTAATAGCCTCGACGCTGAGGAGAGCGTGGCGTTCTGCATCGCTAGGGTCGACGTCATATTGCCATTCGTCATGGATATCTCCAACCTTGAGGCTATCGAGTCCTTCTCGGCGAATATCTTGCTCAAG